CTCCATTTGAATTGGAATATGACAAAATAATGTCTAGAGCTGCGGAATTTATTAAACAAGGCATTCCATATGAAGATGTCATTAGCAAATTTGTAACACCATCATTACTTAAATTAGAAACATCTATTGATCTATCACCAATTCAAAAGGAAATTCAGAGCATAGATAATGAAATATTAAAATTAAATCCAGCATTTGATGATGCAGAAAAAAAGATAATAGATTTTGCCATAGCTAACAACATGCTTGGTAAGGAATTACAGGTAATACCAGCTAACTTACTTAAAGCAAATGAAAGTGCTATAATATTTGGCAATACTGCTTTAGTCATGAGTGAAAATGTAGAGCGTGTATATGAAAAATACAAACAACTACAAGAATTAATGGAAGAACAAAGTAAAATACAATCAGCTAAAGATTTGATTGAACAATATACAGACAGCACTACGAAGATGAATAGAGAGATAGAACGTGTTAATAGTCTACGACCTATTCTCATAGACTTATTAGGCTCAGAAGCAGAAGCTAATAAAGTATTAAATGCAGCCATAAAAGATATTAAAGATCAATATTCTGGAACAAAAGAAATAGTAAATGAACTAGATTGGGCATTTCAGAGTGCGTTTGAAAATGCAATCATTGAAGGTGAAAACTTACGTAGCGTGTTGGCTGGGTTGCTTGAGGATATCGCTAGGATTATTTTACGAATAAAAGTGGTTGAGCCGTTAGTTGGTATAATATTAGAAAAACTACCATTTTCTAAAGGTGGAGTAATTGAGAATGGTGAGGTAAAACCATTTGCTAGAGGTGGAATTGTAAACAAACCCACTATATTCCCTATGGCAAGTGGGCTTGGGCTTATGGGTGAAGCTGGGCCAGAAGCTGTAATGCCACTTGCGAGAACTCCCTCTGGTGATCTTGGGGTTAAGGCTTCTGCTGGAGGCGTGATTGTTCAAGTATTCGATCAAAGAAAAGGTGGAGAACCAGTAGAAGTAAAACAAGATATGGTTGGCGATCAAAGAGTAGTGAAGATAATGATCAGAGAAGCTGTAAAAGAATTAATTAACGATGGCTCCCTAGACAAAGCAATGGGCACATTTGGCGTTAGAAGGGTGGCGAGAGCGTAATGGCTACGTGGCCAGATACATTACCACAACAACCGTTAGTAGAAGGATTTTCTGGTACTGTCCAAGATACTCTAATACGTACTTCGATGGATGCTGGGCCAGAAAAGACGAGGCGTAGGTTCACTGCTGCAAGTGAATATTATACTGTTAGTTGGGTAATGACAGACACACAATTTACTACATTTAGAAGTTTCTTTAAGGACACCATTGCTGATGGTTCTATCGAATTTGAAATGAATCATCCAATTACTGGTGAAACAGTATTGGTAAGGTTTAGAGGGCCATACCAATTTGTTTCTACGGGAGTGCATTGGAGAATAAGTGCTGAAATAGAGGTGTTACCATGAGAGGATTAACAATAGACGGATTACAAGCAATATTTGCACAATCAACAGGTGATGTAATCGTTCCAGCTATAAGGCTAAAACATCCAAGCTTAGGAGAAACTGAAATAAAGCTTGTAAGTAACGTTACCGAAGAAAATCTTGTGGGATTGCTTACTGATTATCAAATATTCCCATTACAAATTGTATTAGCTCCAGACATTGAAGAGAATGCACCTATGGCACAGGTGATTATTGATAACATAAGCAGAGAGTTAATTGATGAATTACGTTCGTGGGAATCCACACCCACAATTACGATCGAATTGTTTAGGATTACACCAGCCAACGAGATCACGCTTGAAGTGATAGTCGAAGATTTTGAGTTAAAGGATATCAAATATGATGCCACCTCAATAACTGGCACGCTTAGCTTTGAGCGAGACATACTTAATGAGGCAGCCACAAAGGACAGGTTTACGCCTAATGTTGCACCTGGATTATTCTAAGTATATCGGCATACCGTTTGTGCAGAAAGGCAGAGATTGGAGCGGTTGTGATTGCTGGGGATTGGTAATATTGATCTATAAAGAAGAGCTTGGGATTAGTCTTGATAGCTATGATAAAGAATACCAAAATTGCTTTACCGACAAAAACATAGCCAAGCTCGTTGAGTTAGAGGCAAATAAATGGACAAAAGTCAGCAAAATAGAACCATTAGATGTATTGTTGTTTAAGCAAAAAGGGAGATCAAGTCATGTGGCCATTGCCATAAACGATTATCTTATGCTTCATACGCTAATCAATGTAGGAAGTTGCATAGAGAGATGGGACACTGGCCAATGGAGGTGTTGTTTTGAAACAGCCTATAGATACACAAGGTAAAGTAATTGTAATTGGAATACCTAATAAATTTAATCCAAGTGATAACCTTTACCTTGAGATTGAACCTGGATTGTGCATTCGAGAAATAGTTGGCGATAAAGCCAGAGATAGCGTTGTAGTATTTATCAATGGTAATAAGCTTAAAAGAGATCAATGGACTAACACGATTACTAAAGCTGGGGACATCATAGAAATAGTTGATGAGCCAGAAGGATTTTTAGCTTCAATTTTCGGTGCTCTTCTCGCATCAAAGGTATCAGCTGCTATCGTAAGCTTTTTAGGTATCACTGGAACTTGGGCTACTATAATCGGTGGTGCATTAACTGTTTTAGGCATCAAGGCACTTATCCCTCCACTTGACATATCCATAAATGCTGGCAAAACAGCAAAGCCACAGAATCGCTATTATTCTCTAGTTGGATCACAAAACAGAGAACTGCACTATGAGCCAATCCCTAAGGTTTATGGGACTTATCGTTATTATCCTCCATATGCTGCAAGTTTTTATACGGAATCCGCTGGTGAAGACCAATACTTGCGATTGCTATTCTGCCTTGGCTATGGGCCGTTAAAGATTGGTGGACAAATAGTTGGTAAAGGATATGCAAAAAGGACACAAGCTGATCTTGACTTAACTAATATTAAAATTGGAGAAACATCACTAAGTGAATATGATAACTATAGCTTAGAGATAGGTACAGCTGATCAAATTACGTTATATTCCAATGATGTTAATCAAATTGATCCTGGAGTTACATTTACTGAAGTTGGTCAAGAAGCCACTAGAACAACTGGACAGGAAGCAAGCGAAATATCAATAGATTTCCACTTTCCGCAAGGTTTATGGAGTATGAATGATAGGGCAGAAGAATCCATATCAAGTGATTATGTTACTTTAGATGTATACATTGATGGTGTTAAAAAGAACAGTATAACCATACACGGCAAGAAAGACCCATTTTCGTACTCGTATAAATATTGGCTATCCACTGAAGATTATCATGACATCAGAGTTGTACTTAGAAACAAAAGGCATGTGCACGGTAAATATACATACGGTGAAGTACAGTGGTTTGCATTACGGGCAGTCAAACATAGAAAACCATTTAATCTAGATAATGTTGTTTTATGTGCCTTAAACATAAAAGCCACAGATCAGCTAAGTGGAACACTGGATAATTTTAATGTTGTGGCACAATCCGTGTTGCCTGTTTGGAATGGGTTAACATGGAACTTGCAACCGACAAACAATCCAGCTTGGGCATATTGTGATGTCCTCATGGGAGAGCAATCGGTTAGGCCTACAGCCGACAGTAAAATAGATTTGCCTACAATATTACAATGGGCTAATTGGTGTAATGATAACGGATTTGAATATAACTGGGTGCATACAGACCAAGAGACTGTAATAAGCAGGTTGCGAGCCATTGCCACTACAGGGCGTGCTGCATGGTCAATTAACAATGGCAAATTCTCTGTAATTATGGACGATGCTGATAAACCACCAACACAGCTTATCACTCCTCGTAACAGTTGGGGATTTACTTGCGATAAGACATTCGTTCGTATCCCACACGCCCTGCGTGTAAACTATATTGATCCCACCAACTGGCAGGAAGCTGAAAGGATTGTATATGATGATGGTTATAATGAAGCTAACGCTACGTATTACGAAACACTAGAGACGCAAGGTGTAACCAATGCAGAGCAGGCATGGAAGGTTGGACGTTACTATCTTGCAACAATGAGGCTGCGTCCAGAAGAAATAAAGGTAAATATGGATATTGAAAACCTGCGTAGCACTCGTGGTGATCGGGTGCTTGTAGCACACGACGTAATGCTTATAGGCACTGGCTGGGGTAGGGTTAAAGATGTAGATATAAATGATGACGATAGTGCCACAATTACACTTGATGAAAAGATAAACTTTGATCCTGCAAAAACCTATTCAATTCAAGCACGCACTATATCAGGTAATGTCTTTATGAGAAACATTTATCCAACACCAGAAGCTGCTACAAACACTTTCACAATAACATCTCCAATTACCAACCTAAATGTAGGTGATTTAGTTGTAGTTGGTGAGAGTGGAATTGAAACAAGGGATTGTTTAATCACTCGGATAGAGCCACAATCAGATTTGTCGGCAACTATAACACTTGTCGATCGGGCACCAGAGATATACCAAGCTGATGCAGGGCCAATACCTCCATTTGATCCACGCATATCACTCCCATATGAGCTTAGGTCTCCACTAGCACCAATCATAATTTCACTTGAAAAGAGCACAACTGTTGCTATTACGCAACCAGATGGCACATTGACGCATGCCATCATAGTTACTTTGGCAATGCCAGAGAATTCAGTTAAAGTGGACAGCTATCAGATAAAATATTATACGGACTCAATTGGCACCCGCTATAAGGAATTCCAAGCTAATGGAACTAAGTTTATCTTAAATGATGTACCAGAAGGAGAAACAATAATTGTAACTGCTCGAGCTAAATCAATAAACGGTTCGTGGGGGCCGTGGAGTGCCACCAAGTCAATAATTGGTGAACCGATGGCCTATACTCCACAGGAAGTTACAAATATCCAAGCAGTTGAAGATATTGCAATACAAAATGACGGAACAGTAAAATGCAACATAATCCTTTCGTGGACTGACCCTCCTGCTTGGTGTGAATACATAGAAATCCTTGTTAAGGAACAAGGTGCAACAGATTATATATCGTGTGGGACAGTTAGAAAAGGCACTCAAAACTATATAATATATGGTTTGGCAGCAACACAAACTATAAACATTAAGCTGCGAGTTATTGACGTTTATGGCAATACTTCACAGGGGGAAGTTGTAGAACTTCAATTACATGGCAAAGAAGCTCCTCCTTCAATGCCAACTAATATTAGATTTGAGTCTAGTGTAGATTCGATAGCACTATTTTGGGACAATCCAGATGATTATGACTTAGATTATATCGAAATAAACCAGTTTAAGGGTGCAGCACGACCATCAAGCCCAAGCGAAGGCACAATAGTGGGTAGAACTTCTGGTAATATGTACACTATTGGTGGGCTTGATGATATGTATGCCTACTGGTATTGGCTACGTGCGGTAGACACTTCTGGTAATGTTTCTGGTTGGACTGAACCAGTGATGATTGTTACTAAACATCTTGCCTCTCAATTGCTAGATTTTAGGTTTGAAGATTCTGAGCTTGCAGAAGAATTAGGAGAAGACATACTAAACAAAGCCCTGCAGAATGATGAAGACTACCATTCCGAGCGCAGTAGGTTCCAAATAAATAAAG